CCTGCATGACCAGAGCTTCGTCCTTCCAGAATTTGGTCTTGCGGCCTGCACGCATGGTCCAGCCTGGGATGGCCACGCCATTTGTCAGCTGGTCTTTGGCAGCAGACTGCACTGCATCGGCCCATGCGGCCACGAGAACTGCGTTGTCTAGCATCTCTGGTGTGACAGTGGTGTCAGGCTTGAAGTCGCTTCTGGCGGCTTCCTGGACCTTCTCGCGCATGCTTGGGCAAATGGTTTTGGCTTTGCAATACCGGCAGGCATCGGGGCTTGGGTTTGTGGGTGCATCGCTTGTTAGCGCCAGCTCTGCCGCGGCTTTGAGCTTGTTGCCATGGTCTACCAGGTCCTGGCCAGTGACAGTCCACTTGCTGTGGCCGACACGGGGCTGGAATATGTGCATGGTGCAAGTGATGCGTTCGGGCGCTTTGAATTGCCTCATCGCGCCCAATGCATAGGTCAGCAGCTGCTTGTTGTCTGTTGCGTCAACGGCCACGCGGCCAGTCTTGAGGTCAACGATATGCAAGTGGTCGCCATCAACCAGGACAGCGTCAGCCGTGCCACCTAGCGCTGGGTGCAGGGATTTGAGACCATCATCGAGGTTTACTTCGATGAGCTTTTTGCGCGGATTCTCGACCAGAGTGTTGACAAAGTCTGCATAAGCCTGGGCCATTGCAATGTGGTCAGGATCAGTTCCGGCTGGTATCTGACCATTGCTAAGAATGATCTCAGACAGTTCATGGATCGCTGTGCCAATGGCAGCGGCTTCGCCTGCCTGCTCATAAGGCATGAGGGACTCAAGCCTGTATGAGCCTGGGCAAGACATGAAGCGGTCTGTGCGTGAGGCTGAGAGTCGGGCGTGTTTGCGGGTTTCATGTTGCATAGTTTCTCCGGGTTAAAAAAGACTTTTTTGTACTGGCTGACTAGCGATCTTGTTTTGGAATTTCACTGCTTCTCGCCAATCGTTAGGGTTTTTTTTTCCATACGGGCCGCAAATGACCAGGCCATAGAGTCTGCTGAATATAGGTTGTCTCTTACCTCTTCCCACATCAGCGATGTTGTTTTGATGCCAAAGCCATGAAGCTGAAGATCAGGTCTTTCCTTCTTAATGGCCTTCAGCACTTGGACAATTGAGCTTGGGCTGGCATTGCGTTTGCACACGCTGCCAACACCAACATAAGCTCCAGGCTTGAGTCTGTCGCCATACATGCGCACATGGTCCACATAACTCTGTGGTGTGTAGCCTTGCAGCACTGGCAATATGTAGACACCAGTGTCTTCGGCAATCAATTGGTCGTATCGCTCAATGGTCAGGACCTGGTGCTGCCGTACATTCATGCCAGTTTTTCTGAGCATGTGGTCTTCGCACATGTAGTCCTGGGCGACAGCTGCCACCAGGTTGCCGTTGTTCTTCCATCTTTTGATTTGTGCTGCATAGGCGCTGACTGGCTCTGGATAGCAGCCATATTTTGCAATGGTAGTAAATGCCCCAGAGTCCATGATCCAGTCATTGACTGGAAAGCCTGACTTCCTATTGGCCAGTCGGTTGACAGAGATAAATGCTCTGTCCAGTTTGTCTGCTTTGCTTGGCATGTGCATGCCTACATAGAATTTCATGCCTGGCCTCAAATAATTTGATTCACGACATTGAGTTTTTTCAACACTTTGGCCAGGACATTGTGGTCCAGGGATGCCTTGATGGTCAGAATGTAGATCACTGGTGCAATGCCGTTTTTGGTGATGTTCTCGACCCGGCTTGATGCCTGCTCCAGTGCCGAGGTGGACCAGGTGCATTCGACAAAGACAATGGTGTCGGCAGCAGATAAATCCACGCCTTCAGACATGGCGGCAATATTGCCGATGATGCATTTGGTCTTGCCCGCCTGGAAAACCTCAATGGCCATGTCGCGCTTGAACCTGGTGGTATCACCCACCACGATCACGGGTTTGTGGATTTTGAGTTCATCTTGCAAAGCCTGGACCACATCCTTGTGGTGTGCAAAGACCACCACTGGCTCGTTGGCCTGGAGCAAATCATCAATGAAGTCGGCTGCATACTGGACCTTGCGCATGCCTGCTTCGCGCATGATCTCGGCCAAGCCTTCAAAGGCCATGAGCGCGTTTGGATTGGCCACCAAGGCATCGGCATCAAAGGACTGCTCACGCTTGTCATTTGGCAGATCAAATGTGATCAATGACACTTGCGGCTCTTTGTAGTCCTTGAAGATGTCCTCTTTCTTTCTGCGCAGCACATGGGGCTTCATCATGGCCTTGAGTTCCGGCAGATTTGACGCACCTGATGTATCCAAGCCCCAGGGGGCTGACCACATCTTTGCGTAACGGGCAGCAAAGTCAAACCAACCACCCCGGTAAATGCCCAGGCCATGGAGGATTGGCCACAGCTCGATGGGGCGATTTGGGATAATCGTTCCGCTGAGTGCAAAGACATAGTCAATCTTTTTCATGGCCAGCATTGCAGCCTTAGTCCTGGCAGCCTTTGGATTTTTAATCCGGTGGCACTCATCCAAAACCAGGGCGTTATATTTGTCCACTTGTGTCACACCATATTGCAACACATCGTAATTGATGATGGTGATATCTGCTGAATTTGGCAGTGCTGCATCGCGTTTTCCATTGACTACATGGACTGAGACATTGGGCGCTAATCTTTGAAATGCCGCCTCCCAGACTGTCTTGGCGATGGCTGGGCAGACGATGAGGGCTGGGAGGTTTTCCAGGGCTGCTGCCGCTGTGGGTAGCGTCTTACCAACACGGGGCTGGTCGGCCAGGATGGCCCTTCGCCTGGACAGCAAAAAGAGCTTTGCCTCTTGCTGATGGGGGAATAACTGCATGATCGTTTCCTTCGTTTAATTTGTTTGCATCATATCCGATTTGTGCTAAAGTGCAATTTCTGCAAACGCAGAAAACGATTAAATCGTTAAAACCCTGAAACCCTAAAAAGGAAAAAACCATGTCTACTCGCGTTGTAACCGGAAAAGTTCGCTTCTCATATTTCAGTGCATTGACTGCTCGCAAGAATGAGATGAACGGCAAAGAAGAGTTCTCCACCCAGGTGCTTGTCCCAAAGACAGACACTGAGACTGTCAACCAATTAAAAGCGGCAGCCAAGGCTGCATTGACTGCCAAGTTCGGTGACAAGATTCCAAAGACTGTGCGCAATCCCTTGCGTGATGGCGACACCGAGACCAAGTCTGATGGCTCACCACTGGGGCCAGAGTATGCAGGCCACTATTTTTTCAACACCAAGTCAACGGCAAAGCCTGGCGCTGTGGATGCACATGGCCACGACATCATTGGCAGCCAGGATATTGTCTCTGGCGACTTTGGCCGTGTGTCTTTGAATGCTTATGCCTATGACCAGGCAGGCAATAAGGGTGTGTCGTATGGTTTGAACAACATCATGCTGCTGGCCAAGGGTGATTCATTGGGTGGTGCAAAGCCAAGTGCTGCTGCTGATTTTGGAATCAGTGCTGGCAAAGCGCCAGCAGCTGCTGAATCAGTTGACAGTGACTGGTAATTCTTGAATCAGTTTATTGAGCGCAATGTTCAATTGATTAACTGAAGTCCACAGTGGCTCCACAGTTCCAGACAGCCACCGGCTGACCTGGGACTGCTGGATGCCAGCCTCCTGGCACACCGCAGCCATGGTTATCTTGTGAGCCTTGGCCCTTGCCCTGATATCGTGAATTGATTCCATGGGCGCATTCTAATTGCGGTATATGTATAAAAACAACAGATAAAAATAATTCTTTACAGAATATTTAATTCTGTCAAAATTCGTTACTCCTATCACTTAAACGAAAGAAACCGATGAAACCCTCAACCGAAACCCTTCTTGATTATTTGACTGCCTTGGCCATTGGCGTTGGCTTGGCTGTTTTACTTGTCGCATGGTGGTCAACATGAACAGAGACGAAATCTTTGAATTGATCGAGGCCAATGGTCTGACCTTGCATGGCGACATTGAACACTTTGCTGCCCTTGTCGCTGATCTTGTTTACGCTAAATACCTGGAACAACCAAAACCCACCCAGACTGGCGTGATCTCAATAACAATTCCAGAGCCTGTCGCATACCTTTGTGAAAACGCAGCTGGCCACAGATATTTCCGCTGGAAAAAACCTTCAAGCGTATACAAACCAATTGCACTTTACACAAAGGACCTGCCATGACCTACAGCCGCACACCAAACTGCCCAAAAGACTTGTTCGAGTTTGTCTGCTGCATTGAAGATGTCGACCTGGTCTGCTTCCTGGAATACAGCCCAGCCGAAAAAGGCTCGACAGATTCTTATGGCGCGCCCTATGAGCCTGATATAGAAGAGTCCATGACTCTGAATAACGCATACATCATGGACACCGATGTCGATGTTGCCCACATGCTGCTGCAAAGCCTGGTGGACCACATTGAGGTTTCTGCACTGGAAAAGTTCAAGGATGGAAATGAATGAGCTGGCTTTATTCGCAGGCGCTGGTGGAGGAATACTTGGGGGGAAACTCCTTGGATGGCGCACAGTCTGCGCAGTCGAATGGGAGCCATACCCAGCAAGCGTACTGTGCGCCAGACAAAATGACGGCCTTCTCCCACCTTTCCCAATCTGGGATGATGTTCAAACCTTTGACGGCAAACCATGGCGAGGCGTTGTTGATGTCATATCTGGAGGCTTTCCATGCCAAGACATCTCAGCCATTGGAGGGGGGGGGGGGATCACTGGTGCGAGAAGCTCCATGTGGAAACACATGGCCAGGATCATTCGCGAGGTGGAGCCAAGATTTGTCTTTGTGGAAAATAGCCCAATGCTTGCTACCAGAGGACTCTCAGTTGTACTTGGGGACCTGGCCTCGATGGGGTTTGATGCAAGATGGTGTGTGCTTGGAGCAAAGACCTTTGGTGCGAAACACAAAAGAGACCGCATGTGGATCATGGGGTACGCCAACAACAAGCCAGGACTACAAACCGATTCGCAAACTGGCTCCATCAGAAGCAAGTGGAAAGCATGGGACGATATTGGTTGGCAGTATTGGGAAAGAACACCCACACCTGATTGGTCGATATCTGAGGCCGTTAGTGACCGAATACCTGATGGGGTGGCCAATCGGATGGACCGACTTAAAGCCATTGGCAATGGACAAGTGCCAGTCGTAGCAGCAACAGCTTGGAGAATATTGAATGAACAAAGAATTAGCACCAGCCCTTGAGGCTTGCCTGGACCTGGTCAATGACATGGTCCACCCAGAAGAGTTTGGCCATGCCATCCCTGATGAGCTTAAAACCCGTGCATTCGTTGTCAAAACGATGCTGGAGCGCTTAAAAGCACGCACTGAGGCCAGTGATGCCTAGAGGCAATAAACCCCGTGTAGGGCCAGCCATTGAGGCTGCACTCAAAAAGAAAAGCAATCTCTCTGACCTTGATTTGGCCAAGATGTGCTTTTGCGTGCGCAGAAGCGCTGCCAGGATTCTTTTTGAGCTGCACCTCAAAGACATGGTCCACATCTCTGGATATACCAGGGTGAATGCAAATGGCCAGTGGCGGCCATTGTGGTCATGGGGTGAGGGTGAAGACGCTCAAGCGCCTGGTCCAGTGCCGGGTGCAGAGCGCATTCGGAAATATCGCGACAAGATGTCAGCCGATGACAAAGACTTTGGCCTGGCCAGACGCAGGCAGAAAAGACGGGTTGTCAAACGCGACCCTCTGGTGGCCGCGTTTTTTGGTGACTAATTATTCTTGGCCTGCACCAATTGCAGTGCCAAATCCAAGCTCTTCAGCTTTCTTACGCAGTGACTTGGCCAGTGGATCGACCTTCATCACATTGGCCTTGCCCATCATCATTGCAGCCAACTTAGGGTCGAGCATTGCTTCTACCAGGAGTTGCTGAATCTGCTGATCTGGCAGCTTGTACAAAAAGTCAAGCGGCCTGGTCATGGTGCGCAATGTGGTGTTGTCAGCCATGGACTCGCTAAACACTCGGCCAATCAGATTGCCCATGCTCATGTTCTG